CAATGAATGGTATTGGACACTCGCCAATTGGTCCAGTTGAAGGCACTTCTGTAATTATTATCTTTGCTGATGAAGACCAACAACAACCTATTATAATTGGTACTGTTGGTGGAATCCCCAATACACCAGCACCAGTAGATAAAGATGACGATGGTCCAATTTCTACAGGAACTAAAACAGAAAACATTGAACTAAGAACTGTTCCTGGACCAACAAATGGAAGACAATTAACATTATACGATCCAGAAACTGGAGCGACAAACTTAACATCAGTATTAAAAGCCAATATGAAAGTATTGGCATTTGGTATTCCAGCTGAAACATTTATTGTTTCTATTGATAATGGAACTCAAATTACAATTAGCACCTCTGTTGTAAATTATGGTGAGAATATTCTTAAGTTTGAAGATCCACCAAGTAATCTAGCAGCAGTAAGCCAAAGCAGAGTATTTGAAAATGTTTTAAGAGATGGTTCTGGTAATGTTGTGACTTCTGGTTCTGGTGCACCAGTAACAACTGGAACTCCAGCTGCAGAAGTTAAACCAACTGTAACCAATACATCAATTCCTACATTACCTCCAGCAAAGTCTACATCCAATCCATCAAAATCTTCAGATGGTATTAAAGCATTAATTGCTGCATGTGATAAGGTAGGATTGACTACAAAAGAACAGAAGTGTGCATTACTAGGTATTGCTGGTGGTGAATCAAGATGGATACCACAGTTAGAGAATTTTAATTATAGTGAAACTAGATTAAAACAAGTTTATTCTTTTGCTACACCTGAAGATATTGCCACATATGCAAATGCCACTAAAAAAGGAATTACCAGAGAGCAGTTTTTCTCATGGGCATATGGTCCAACAAAACGAGGTAAAGGTTTCTTAGGTAATCTAACAGATGCCGATGGTGGAAAATACTATGGTCGTGGATTTATTCAATTAACTGGTCGTGCCAACTATCAGCGTTATCAAAACCTAGCAAATGCTACTGGATTAAATTTAGATATTGTCAATAATCCAGATTCTCTTGATACTGATATTAATGTATCAGCATTGGTTGCTGCATTGTATATTAAAGATAGAGTAAAGGGTGTTGGAGTTTCTGCACATCCAGATTTCTTCCTTGCTGCTAAAAAAGCAGTTGGTGTAAACACTCCTGATATTGCAGCACTAAAACAAAACTATTACGAACATTTTTATGGTAAATCAGCTTCGGGTGGTGTAGAAAAAGATGCTGGACAACCAACACCAGAGCCACCAAAAGATGGAGATGACTCTACACCAAGACCATCACAAAAGAGTATTGACACAGGTTCATTTACTACAGGATTTAGAGATCCAAATAACAAATATCCATTAAAAGATTATATTGGTGAACCAGATACTAATAGATTAGCTCGTGGTGTCATTGAGGGAACTGTTATTAAACGAAAAGATGCAGTTCGTGTTCGTGCAGTACCTAAAGCATTAGATTTGGGCACATGGGATCAACCAGAAGCACCTTATGGTGCAAAGTATCCGTTTAATAAAGTTTTTGAAACTGAATCGGGGCATATTCAAGAGTTTGATGATACTCCAGGATACGAAAGAATTAATACATATCATCGTTCAGGAACATTCTCTGAGGTTGATCCAAATGGAACTCAAGTTAATTACATAGTTGGTGATAACTTTGTATTAATGGAGAAAAATGGATGCGTTCATGTATCTGGTGAACTAAACATTACTGTTGATGGTAATGCAAACATCTATTCCAAAACAGATGCTAATATTCAAGTTGAACAAAATGCTACAATTAAGGTAGGTAACAATGCTGACATTGGAGTAGCAACTGATTTAACTTTAGCTGTCGGTGGTGACATGAAAGTTAAAGTTGCTGGTGATTATTCTGTTCAAGCTGCAAACATTTATACAAAATCAGATGGAGTGCATGATACACAAGCTGTTGGTGCTTTAAGTATTAAAGGTGCTACAACTAATGTTGAGGCAGAAGGTATAGCCAATTATCTATCTGGTGGTACTACAAGAATGGATTATGCACAGGGTCAGTTTGGTAATGGTGCTGATGGTGCTAATGATGTTGACAATGTTCCATTAACTCCTCCACCTTTAGGTAATCCTGCGAATCCTGTAGTTCCATTTGCGATTCCTCCAGAAAGACAGTTTGAAGAAAAGACTGTTGCTGAAACACCAGATGATTTTGATACACCAGAAGGTCGTGCAGCGTCAGCTGAGCAAGCGAGAAAAGAAGGTGTGGTTGGTGCACCACCTCCTGTTGCAGCAGAAGAAGCACCAGCAATCGTTAGACCTTCAGCCAATGCTAAAGAAGTTCCTGTTGATTGTAAAATTATCTACACTACTAAAGAGTTTACAAATGACTATCGTCTATCCAAGAACTTTACGCTTGGTATGTTAATTGATGGTGGAGTTGGTGGTAAACATAGACTAGTAGACCAAATGTTAAAAGAAAGTGCTGGTGGTCCAGAAAGATTATTTACAGTTCAAGAGATTGTATGTAATCTAGCAATGACTGCTCAGAATTTACTTGAACCTGCTCTTGAAGTTCTTCCAGGAAATATTGGTGGATATAAAAACCAATGGAAGATTAACTCAGGTTATCGTCTTCGTGGAGTAGTAGGAAATGAATCTGCAACTTCTGACCACTGTAAGGGTAGAGCAGTAGATATTGGAATACTATTGCCAAACAAAGCACAGAAGACATATGATTATGTTCAGGCACTAGAAAGAATTCTTCCATACGACCAGATTATTCTTGAGTATCGATATCCAGAATCAGTATGGATTCATATGGGATATAAAATGGAGGGTAGTAGAAAGATGGCATTTACAATGGTAAATGACAAAACCTATAAGAGAGATTCAAAAGGTATTCCTTCTGGATTTGTATTAGTTGATTCTATTCCACCGAAATCTGCATAATGGCTTGGACTCCGTCATCAACAGATCTTGGATCAGTAAATGAGAATGTTTCTATTTCTCATACTGTAACATATGTTGATGATATGACTATGACTTCATATCCTGTAACTATTACTGCAACTGAAACGAATCCTAATACAATAACTATTTCTGGAGATACTCTTTCTGGATACTATCAGGATTCATTTAACAATACGATTACATACAGAACACCAGAGGGTACATTTCCTGTAGTCACAAAGTTTAATCAAATTGATCTTAGTAAACTAGACCAGATGATTTCTTATAAAGCCAGTACATCAACTTCTAGAGTTTTTACATATACAGCGACTGCTAAAGATGGTGCAACTACAGTGGCGACTCAAACTTATACTAAAACAGTAACGAATGATTGGACTTCTGGTAAAATCTCTTTACAAACTTATGTGGGATATACACTATAATGCCAGCAGTTAGTAGACTTGGAGATATGAGCACAGGACATGGATGTTTTGCACCTACAGCTTTAGTCCAAACTCCTGTTACTAAAACATTTTTTAATGGTATTAAAGCGTCTGTGGTAGACAACGCATGCCAGCATGCTTCACATACCTGTGGTATTACCACACATTCTGGTTCGACTAGATCTCCATCTTCTGGAGCCAGTAAGACATTTATAGAGGGCAAACCTGCAGCACGAATAGGTGATAATATCGCTTGCGGAGATGCAATAGCCGAAGGATCTACTAATTCTTTCATAGAATAACCTAAATAAAGAATATGGCAAGAAATACAAGAATCTTTTCTGACTTAGACCTAAATTTCACTAAACATCCAGTGACTAGGGATATTACACGCAGATACGACGAGAATGCAATTAAGCAATCCGTAAAAAACCTTCTTTTAACTAGAAACTTCGAGAGACCATTTCATAGTGAAATCGGTTCGCCTATAAGATCATTATTATTCGAACTTCCTGGACCAATGTTTTCAATTATGATGCAAAGAGCAATCATTGATGTTATTAATAATTTTGAGCCAAGAGTAGAAATTTTAGATGTTTCAGTAAATGACTCTTTGGACGCTAATGAAGTTTATATAACACTAGAATTTAAAATAGTAAATACCGAGAGTCCTATTACTCTTGATTTAGCATTAGAGAGAACCCGATAATGGCAAACAATAATAAAAGAATTCA